ATTGCTAGCCCAACCGTGTCACTACCTCCCATCCTTTGTCTTTGGATGTTTGGCGCTTGTGACGACGGCGTCCCGAGACCCTGTCTCGCTTTCCGAGCTCGGACCGTTTCGACGGTTCGCCGCGCTCTTGGTGAATGGGCGTACATCTTCGGATGTCCGACGCCCACTTGGACTCCTCATGTCACGAGTTGCTTCGGCCTCTCTCGTGACGTGAAAGAACTGCTTGGTTCCTGCCCGGATACTTCCTCTCAAGAGGTCGTGTTCGCTTGGCAGTCCATCAAGAAACTCCTGCCGAACTCTTGTTCGTGCATGGAGCGTCCTCTTGTGGAGGCAGTTGCTGTGAGTTTCGGTCGTCCAAGCCGAACTCTTCCCTCAGGGTACGTCTCCTTTTTGAAGAGGGAGACCCGGCGCCTTTTCCGTAAGGGCTGGGACTCTTCTCTTTATGAGGAGCGCGTACTTACCTGCTCACCCTCTCTTTCCGGCACCTTAGAGTGTCCACGGTCTCAGGGCGGCTGTCTTGGTTCAGGTTTAGACCATTCGTCCTTTATCGACGTTTGTCTTACTGAGCCTTCGACAGGCCGATCCACCGTGGAGGCTGAACTGCTTGTGGTTCAGTCTGCAGGGAAACCTCGTCCCCTGACGAAGTTTTCTTCTGACTCTTTGTGCTTGAAGCCTTTGCACACTTCGGTCTACGACCACCTCCGACGCCAGCGATGGCTTTCGGTTGGTGACGTGACGCAGCGTACATTGGCTCGTGCCGGTTTTTCGAGGGCGGAAGGTGAGGTCTTGACTTCTGGCGACTACAAGTCAGCTACGGACAACCTCTCTATAGAGGCTGCAGAAGTCATTCTCGAGACTATCCTTGAGGGGGCGATTTCACCGTCGCCGTTTGTGAGGGAGTATGCCTTGGCCTCCTTGCGACCCACTCTGGGTTGTAAGAAGTTAGGCATACAGGGTCTTAGACCGAAGGTCGGACAGATGATGGGTAGCTTTCTTAGCTTTCCATTGCTGTGCCTACAGAATAGGTTTGCCTTTCTGTGGGCTCTCCGTTCCTCCGGTTTGAGTCCAAAGGAGTCCGAAAGGACTCCTTGCCTGATCAACGGCGACGACATCCTTTTCTCTTCGACACCTCGTGTGTCTGAGAGTTGGATGGAAGTTGTCTCCGCTTTAGGACTCGAGGTTGAACGTACGAAGACGTCGGTTTCTGAGAATTTCGGTTCTCTTAACTCGACTCTTCTTCGTTGGCGTGGGTCTGCACTTGTTGTAGTCCCCACCCTACGTTTCGGTCGTCTTAGGACTTCCGAGTACGTTACCTCTCTTTCGCGCGAGTTTCGCCTTTGGCTTTGTGGCTCTGGCGCACGCCGGTTCCGTGAAGGTGTCGTCTTTTTTAAACGACATCTTCGCCTCTTGAGGTCAACTAGATTGACTCTTCTTGAGGTTGGATTCCGGGGTACGTTGGCCCACCGCATGGCTGAGGTGTTCTCGCTGGTTCCTTCTGAACCACCTCGGTTCAAGGCGCCTCCGCCACCCGTTGGTCATTCAGTCGTTCTTCAGAGCGACTTCGTGACCAGGGTGCCTGTGGAGAACCTTGGAGAGGAGCTTTCCCGGCTTAACGCTAGGGAACTGGCTTCGTGGAAGTTCTCTTCTGAGTTCTTCGCGTGCCAGGAGAGTGCAGTGCTCCAGTACTGTCTCTCTCTTTCGTCGGTTCGTGCCCCGGCGCGGCTTGACGTGATTCCCTTTCGGGAGGTTGGGTTTGTGAGTAGGTTGACGCCCTTGGGGGCTGCAGGGACCAGGAGGCAGGTGGCCGACTGGTTTGCTCAACCTTTGGAGCCTGGTGAACGGGGTGTGCCTGTTTTTGATCGTATCCTTGCGCTTCAGGCGCTTGCGGATTATGACGACAGAGCACCGCCGAGTTACCAAGAGACGGTGTGGCCTGAGTGGCCAAAGAGTGTGGATGGGGTCTTGTCGCCTTTAGAGGCGATTCCCTTTGATTTTAAGAAATAGTTGCCATGGTTTTCGTGGTTGGCGACCGGAGGGGACGGTAGATATTGTCCTGTGTTTAGTCCGAGGACATCATGTTAGTCTTGTCACGGAGCGGTGTAATCACCGTTAAACCGTGTGGAACAGCAGCGTTAACGACCGGTGACGGTCGGTTGGCTCTCTGACGTGACACCCTAAACGGGTTCGTCAAGCTGGCGCTGGAGGTGCACTTAATTCTCGCTGTTGAGGCGAGAGCGTGCGGAGAATCACGAGCTTAGGTTAGGACTGAATCGACGTCAGTGTGGCTGCTCCGTGACAGGACTTGATTGATTAGGGCGACATAGGAGAAGTGATCCGAAACTAACCGGGAAACAGTTTCTTCGTGAAGTTAGGCAGATTCGGCCGCGAAAGTGACCGAGGAGCTATCCTACACGGACAACCTGTAGCAGTTATTTCGAACAGGACGTAGACACGCCGTAGTGTTGAACCTGTGACATAGGGGAGGAC